GTTCCTCCCCCCGGCTTTACCTTAATTGACTCTGACTCCTCACAGATTGAGGCAAGAACTCTGGCTTGGCTGGCCCAGCAGGAAGATTTAGTTGATGCCTTCTCCCGTGGTGAGGACGTTTACAAAATAATGGCTGGCAAGATATACGATAAACCCGTAGAAGAAGTTACTAAGGAAGAGCGGTTCTTTGGCAAGGCCGTGATTCTTGGCGCGGGCTACGGCATGGGTGCTAAGAAGTTTCACCTGATGCTACGTCTACAGGGCGTAGACATTCCTGAAGGGGAAGCCGAGAGGATCATCACTATTTATAGATCTACCTACCCAAAGATTGCTACCCTTTGGAACCAAGGTGGGGATGCCCTGTCCTCTATGATGTCTACGAGCGGAACAAACTTTGGTCGTGCTGGAGTCGTCAAGGTTGTTAAGAATGGTTTCACGCTACCCAACAACTTAAAATTGCTCTATAACAACTTATCCGTGCGTACCGAAGGCTTGCCCAACGGGGGTAGCCGTAAAGTCTACACCTATGATTCCCGCAGAGAAAAGGGTATCTACATCTATGGCGGTAAGGTTGTGGAGAACGTGGTACAGGCTCTTGCGCGGTGCATCATTGGTGAGCAAATGCTACTTATAGCCAAGAAGTTTAGGGTAGTCTTGACCGTGCATGACGCGATAATGTGTGTTGTACCCGATGCCCAAGTTGAGGTGGCTGAGACTTATATCAAGTGGTGTATGACTAGAGTGCCAGACTGGGCGCAAGGATTGCCAGTTGGCTGTGAAATTGGATCAGGCAAAAGTTATGGAGATTGTTAATGAAAGTCGATGAAAAATTAGATTACGCAACACATGAGTTACAGGCCAAGAAACTCCTAAAAGAAGTCCATGAGTTGTTATTAAACGGTGAATTTGTGGCGGCTGCTTCCACTATTGACGCAGTGATTGTAGAATTAAGGCTCTACAGAACAGCGGTCAAAAGCCACATACGAGAATGAGCAAACCTATATCTTGGTCTTACAGCAGCATCACCCTTTTTCAACAGTGCCCTAAGAAGTATTACCATCTTCGAGTAGCCAAGGATATTGTTGAGCCAGAAACTGAGGTATTACTCTACGGCAAACGAGTCCATGAAGCCGCAGAAAAATATGTAAAAGATGGTGTCCCCATCCCGCCGGAGTTTGAGCAGTTTGCTCCGGTTATAGATAAGTTATCAAGTGTGCCCGGGGAGAAATACTGCGAGCACAAGATGGGTATAACTGAGCGCGGTGAGCCGACAGGGTTCTTTTCTAATAATGTTTGGCTCCGTGGGGTGGCTGACCTGATTATTGTTGATGGGGACAAGGCAAGGATTGTTGATTATAAAACCGGGAAGTCGGCTAAATATGCCGATACAAAACAGTTAGATTTAATGGCGTTGTGTACATTTGCCCACTTCCCGCAAGTCAATGAAATAAAGGGTGGATTATTATTTTTAGTATGTCACGACCTTATAAAAAGAAGTTATACTAGGGACGATGTACTAGGTATAATGCGGGACTGCACGGCAAACTATTCTTGGTTGGTCAAGACGTATCAGGAAAATGTGTGGAATCCACGGCCTAACTTCTCTTGCCGTAGTTACTGCCCTGTTTTAAACTGCGTACATAACGGACGAAATGTATAAAGTCGATGCTAACGGGGACAAGTATCGTGAGGTTTATTTACACACGGTGGTGGTGTTTACACCGCCCATGAAAAAGGATAAAAAGGTAACGATGTTTACCTACTTCGTACCAAAAGCATCGATGGCGGTAGACGAGTTTTACAAAGCAAACCCAACCGTACCTATTATTAGGACATTTAGTTTGGGGACAAGACCCCATAGAATTTACGAGGACTAGCCATGCCTTATGTGAATAAAGCCAGACCCTATAAGAAAGAATACGAACAGCAAGTTGCCCGAGGTGAGCATGAGAAACGCATGGAGCGTCAGCGTGCCCGCCGTGCCCTAGATAAAAAAGGCAAAGATGCCAATGGCAACGGCAAGGCTGATGCCCGAGAAGGTAAAGATGTCCACCATAAAAAAGCGTTGTCCAAGGGTGGCTCCAATAAAGACGGCACAGTAGTGGTTTCCCCTAGTACAAACAGGTCTTTTAAACGGAACTCTAACCATAAGTTGGTGTCTGAAATAAGTACGAAAGAACGCAAGTCCCGCTAAATCAACCCCTCTTGGGCGGGTAGCCCATGCTGAGAGCCTATGCAACTTGTTCAAAACAATCGAGCCTTAGTGTTAAGGCTCAAGAATCCTGACCCCGTTTTAGCCACCATACCCAAAAGCAAACTGCTTTCTCAGGATGGAGAAGTCAGTCAGGTGCTAGTCAAGTGGGGGTTGGAAGAGTCTCAACAACTTAATCAATTACGCATAAAGAACGTACCTAGTCCTATCCGTAGGGACTACAACTGGCCCGGGTTCCACAGACCGATGGCCCATCAGATCAAGACCTCTTCGTTTCTGACCCTAAATAAAAAGGCATTTTGTTTCAACGAGCAGGGCACGGGTAAGACCGCCTCCTGTATTTGGGCGGCTGACTATCTAATGACGATAGGCGTGATCAAACGTGTCCTAATTATCTGTCCCCTTTCCATCCTGGACTCGGCAGGGCGTTCTGACTTGTTTACCTTTGCCATGCACCGCACCGTGGATATTGCCTACGGGCAACCCAAGAAAAGAAGGAAGATTATTAACGGCAACGCAGAGTTCGTGATCATCAACTATGACGGGGTGGAGATTGTCCAAAAAGAACTTCAAGAGGCTGACTTTGACCTGATTATTGTGGACGAGGCCAATGCTTATAAGAACAACACAACCCGCAGATGGAAATGCTTATGGAACTTGGTGATGCCCAAGACTTGGCTTTGGATGCTGACCGGAACCCCGGCGGCGCAGTCCCCGGAGGATGCTTTTGGCTTGGCTAAGTTGATCTGTCCCGAGCGTGTTCCCAAGTTTAGAGGGGCTTGGAAAGACCAAGTGATGGTAAAGATCACACAATTTACTTGGATTCCTAGAAGAGATGCCGTGGCGTTAGTTCATGCTGCACTGCAACCAGCCATACGGTTTACTAAAGACCAATGCCTAGACTTGCCTGAGATGACCTATACCACCCGTATAGTTCCCCTGACCGCTCAACAGTCGCACTATTACAAAAAGATAAAGACCGAGATGTTGGTTCGGACGGCTGATGAACAAATCACGGCGGTCAACGCTGCCACCGTTATGAACAAACTCCTTCAGTTGTCATGCGGCGTTGTCTATTCCGATAGTGGCGAGGCCGTTGCCTTTGACGGCAGAAACCGACTAAACGTCATGTTGGAAGTTATTAGGGAAACTACTAATAAAGTTTTGATTTTTGTGCCATTTCGGCACGCCATCGAGGTGGTATCGGAAACCCTAACTAAAGAAGGCATAACAAACGAGGTCATCTCAGGGAGCGTAAGTGCGACTAAACGAGCAGATATTTTCAGGAGATTTCAACAGGAGACAGACCCCCGCGTGCTGGTCATACAGCCCCAAGCAGTGGCTCACGGAGTGACCCTGACTGCCGCAGATACCGTCATTTGGTTCGGCCCCACCATGAGCCTAGAAACCTATCTACAAGCCAATGCACGGGTACACAGGCAGGGACAGACCAACAAGACAACCGTTGTCCATCTGCAAGGATCAGGCGTAGAAGCACAGGTCTACGGGGCGCTTAGAAGAAAAGAGGATGTCCATTCAAAAGTCGTGGAACTTTTCCATAATGTTGTTGACAAAGTAAACAACAGTAACGAGAATGGAGAAAATCATGGATAACATTGGAGCCGATAAACTTGCCAAGGTCTACCTCAAGATGAGGGACAAACTAGAAGAGATGCGCCATGAGTTTGAGACCCAAGAGGCCGAACTCAAAGGCAAGATGGAAGTCGTAGAGAAAGCCATGCTAGAAGTCTGCAAGGCCACAGGTGCGGACAGCATCAAGACCCAGTTTGGCACGATCATCAAGTCGGTCAAAACCCGCTATTGGACTAACGATTGGGAGTCCATGCACCGCTTTGTTCGTGACCATCAAGTGCCTGACCTTCTTGAGCGGCGTATCCATCAAACCAACATGAAGACTTGGATTCAAGACAATCCCGGTCTCTTGCCCGAAGGACTCAATAACGAGTCCCGTTATTCTGCAACTGTAAGGAGAAGCAAATGAGCGGAGAAATGACGCTTTTTAAAGGCAATTTGCCTGATTACCTGAAGAACCGTAGCCTCTCGGCTACCACCCGTGCGCTTATGGGTACGTCTCAAAACAAGCGTATCTCCATCCGTGGCGGTGTATTCCGCATGATGGTTGGTGGTCAAGAAACTGCGAAGTCTGACGAGCGCACCATGCAAGTTGTTATCGTGCAGGGCAGTATGAGGAGGGAGAGCAAGTACCCCCGGCTTGTTGGTCTGCTGATGGGGTGCGTCCTGATGCAAGCATCAAAGAACCACAGTGCCAAACCTGTGCCAACTGCCCACAAAACGTGGCTGGTTCCGGTCAAGGCGATTCCCGTGCTTGCCGTTTCTCTCGCCGTCTTGCTGTAGTTTTGGCTAACGATATGAATGGTGATGTGTTTCAGTTGGTGCTTCCGTCTAAATCAATCTTTGGCAAGGTTGAAAATAGCAAGATGCCTTTGGAAGCCTACGTTAAATACTTGGCGGCACATGGCGTCAACGTAGAAGATGTAGTTACGGAGATGCGTTTTGATACTGACAGCGCTACACCCAAACTTACGTTCTCACCTGTGCGTCCGTTGGAAGAGAACGAGCACAATATTTGCTCTTTGAAAGCACAAACCCAAGAGGCTAAAAACGCAATCACTATGAACGTCGCGCAAACCGATGGCGTAGTGGAGAAGCGTTTGTCTGTATCTCGCCCCGTTGCTAAGGCTGAACCCGCTGAAGCAGTCGAGGAACCAACTAAACGACCTACTAAGAAGCAAGAAGAAGTTCCCGCCAAAGATGCGGCGGCTCTTGTGGACGAGTGGGACGACTAAGTTATGGGGGAAAGCAGGGGAATAACTGTTTCATGTTATGAGCGTGAGATGCGGTTGTTGGACACACCCTGCTAGTACCCCTCCCCCTTCCTACCCCTAGGAACGCCATCCATTAGGTGAGGCTCAACTCGCGTCGGGCGAGGTTAGTGGATCCCGACACCTTTTACTTACTGGGGATGACCGTGGTCGGCTACACACTTTCAATCGTAAAAAAGAACGCCGAAGCAGATCAATCTAAGATTGGTGTGCAGTTGGGCAGAATATGTATTGCGAAGAACGTGCCCGTGCAAACTGTGGCAAGTTACTTTGGTATGACAAGATCAGGCGTGTATTACTGGTTCGCTGGAGAACGTGAGCCAAGGAAGGTTTCTGTAAAAGAAATCCAAGACTTCATAAAAAATTTAGCCGAGTAAATAATGCAAGAATTTTTAAGAGCCATTCTTGCCGGGGAAGGACACTATTGCATTACGGGACTGAAGAAGAACGATCAGCACCCAGCAATACAGTCGTTTTTTGACAAGTTAGAAGATACAGACCAAGCCATAAAGACTTTCCTTTCCGAGCGGAGAGATGTCTACTTTGCGCTGGCTACGTTCAAAGATCCTAATGCACCCAAGCCACGCGCTCAGGAAAACGTAGTACGTATAAAGTCGTTATGGATTGATATTGATTGCGGTGAAGAAAAGGCCAAAGCCTTAAAAGGCTACCTCGACAAGGAGGCCGCTTTACTTGCGCTTGAAGAATTTTTAATCAAAACTAAGTTGCCAGAACCTGCCTTGGTTGATTCGGGCGGTGGGATACATGGGTACTGGGTGCTTGATCGGGAGTTATCCCGCGAGGAGTGGCAACCCCTTGCCGATGGCCTAAAAGAGTTGTGCCTAAAAGAAGGTCTGTTAATTGACGCTGGATGCACAGCAGATGCGGCACGGATTCTCAGGGTTCCTAACACCTACAATTTCAAGGAGGAGACACCAAGGCAGGTTCGGCTCCTATCGCCACCTGACACAACTTATAGCGTAGACATTATAAAAAGTGTTTTACCCGAAGTTGCACCTAAGCCTCTTGCAGGACTAAGTGGCAAAAAGAATCTCAGCCCTTTAACCAAAGCGCTAATGGGCAATCAGGTATGTTACTTTAAAAATATTATGCTGCGTACCGCAAAAGGTACGGGGTGTCAGCAACTAGCCCACATCTATCAAAATCAACATGACTCTTCTCAGGTAGACTACAACATGTGGAGAGCGGCTTTAGGGTGTGATGGTTGTAAACATCTCGGGAAAATTAAAAGCCCTATCGTACTTGGTCGAGAGATTGCCGAATCCAAAGAAACCGAAGTAACCGTTAAGGAAGAAAGCGCTTCTGGTACGGTTAATGAAATAGTCTATGAGATCCCAGAGTTACCTGACCCTTACTTCCGTGGTCGCAAGGGTGGCATCTATAGGCGGGGCAAAGACGATGACCAAGTGCTGGTCTATCCGCACGACCTCTACGTAGTACAAAGAATCTACGATCCCAACGAGGGCGAGAGTGCATGGATGCGACTGCACCTACCTAGGGACGGTGTTAAAAACTTTACGGTGTCTATGGCTACCCTGTCGGGGCCTGACACTATGCGAACAGAACTCTCCAAGCGTGGCGTGATTTCCATGAATTGGAAAGAGATTCAAGCCTATTTAATTAGATCAGCGGGTGAGTTACAAGTGCAAAAACAAGCCGAAGTCGCCCACCATCAATTTGGTTGGACAAAACGTGGTTCCTTCGTAGTCGGGGATATGGAATTAGAAAACGGCAAAAGACGCTATGTTCGTCCTACCGTAACCACCTCAGACATGGTGGATT